CCGTTCTTGTCGCGGCTCATTTCCGATACAACAACAGTCTTTGGCATGCCGGGCTTATCCCAATGGTCTGAACCGTAGAATCCCGGCTTAGACTTCTCCTTCTCGTCGCCAAACGCCGCCCTGCCCTCGCCGCCACCAGAAGCCCAATTTCCATGCTCAGACTGGTCATGGTCGCCGTGCTTAACTGAACGCTTGACCCTTAAAGTCTTTGCTCCAATCAGTCGCGAAGCGTTGTCTCTCGCTGCTGCAACTGATGCCCTCTGATTTGAATACGAAATGGCAACTTCTGATGGAGTGTTGATGCCCCCGGCAGCAGCAATTGCTGCTTGCCAGAATTCCTCCATAGACTGTTGCGCTTGCTCCATAGACTGAGCCTCTTGGTCAATAGACCCTGCAATTTGCGCCGCAGTTTCCCCATGGGGATTATCCTGAACATACTCCCGCAGGTTTACTGAGCCGCCACCAACTGCATCTGCGTACTGGGCAGCCAAATCCCACGCCCTGCGAGAAGCGTCGTTTCCGTCGCCCTCCATGTCTTTAGACATTTCCCTTGCAAAGGTTCCAAGTACGGTCGCGTGTCGTGCAATGTTTGCAGAGTCAATAGAAACGGCTTCCATGGCACGCCACTGGTCGTTAGTCAAGGCTGGGTCATGCTTGCCGCGCTCGCCCTTGTCCGATCCGCCCCCGCCCGTAGCCCAATTTCCGTGCTCGGACTGGTCATGATCGCCATGCTTTGTCGCAAATAGCGACTTCACATGTGCCTTAGCGGACTTATTGGCGCGCACAATGTACGCATTTGGGTTGGCTGGGTTTGGGGTCAGGCTCAACTCAACCAGCGCCCACTTAAGGATTTCGCCCGTCTTTGGAGCAACCTTGACAAGGTGACCCATGGTTCCAGAAGAGAAACCAAGCGCATCGTTGTCTACAAGTTCCTTAATCTCGTTAATGTACTCGGAGCGAGCATCCAACTGCGCGCGTACCCATACGCCGCCGTCGTCAATGCGCTTAACGCCCCAGCGACCAATGACCGCCGTGTCTACGGACGAATCAAGACCGTGCTGAAAGAGCAGCGGGCGCTGACCGTCGGGGATGAGGTCAAGGGCAAAGTCTGTCTTCTTGCTAAAGAACTGTCCGTGAAGGTCGCGACCCTTGATCGGTCCGCCGAAGGGTACGCCGTAGCCCTCAATGACGATTCCGCCGTCTGCGGTTGCCGCAATCTTCAAGTGCTTCATGCCTGTACTCCCCTCAATCCTTCGTAGCCATCTTCTTCAACGCCATGAGCGATCTGCTTACTACTGTAGCGTCTCTTGATCCCTAGTTCAATAGTCTTTTTTTCCGCGTCTGTTACGGGGAATCCTACCATTGACGAAGCGTCTAGCGCGCCACCAGCCACGAACTGCTTAATCTCCTGTCGCCCATAGAGCCTTGTCTCTCGGTCAAACCACGACATAATTGGCGGAGCGTCCACCACATGATCCTCTTCTACCGCCGTTCCGACGGAAGGAATCTCTGTTACGGACACTGGGGTCTTGCCTGTCACGCCTTCCTTTGGCTGACCGCCAAGGAGCGGCGTGTCTCCCCATGATGTCGGAGCACCAAGACCAAAGTGAGCGCGCACCTCGTTAGGTGTGACCACGCTGCGATCCATCAACTGCGTCCAGAGCATCAGTTCTTCCTGTGGCGTTGGGCGAAGCGCCTCAATGGAGGACACATCAAACTGCACGGTAAGGCGACCCGTCGTATCAAAGTCTGTGGTAAGCCATGAATCTAGGATGTCTGCAATCCATCCCAATTCATTCTTCAACCTGCGCCAGAAGACCTGCTCGGCATCACGAACTGATCGGTATACGCCAGAATGCTCGTCGTCGCCCACTAGTTGCAACGGGATTCCCATGGCAGAGGCAATAGCCATGCGGCTAATCTTTCTTGCGTTGAGGTACTGCGCGTCTTGTTCTGGGATTCCCAACTGCTGCCACTCCAAGCCGCCGGGGAGAACCGCGCTCTTTCCTGCGTTCTTTGGTCCAGAGAGAGCCGCAAGAACCTTCTTAATTGCAGACTGGTCTTGCACGGTAAGGTCGCTATCCTTTGGCGCAACCCATGCGCCAACTGGTACGCCAAGATTTCGGAGCAACGCATTGGTGTGCTCGGATGCCATAACGCTAACTTCTACTTCTCGTCGGATGGCAGAGAGCGGCGATAGACCGCGCGTCGGGTCTACAAAGTTTCCCGGTAGGCGGAACGCCACGATGTCCTTGGCTGGGATGATTTCCGTTTCGGAATTCCGCGCCTTTGATCCCGCTGGGTTGTATTCGTAAGATTCAATCCATGTCTTGCCCATCTTTGGCGTAATGTCAATCGGTCTAATGAGGTACAACTCTTGTGGCGGACCACCTAGTTTGCCACGCACTTTGCGGACATAGGCTTCGCCGTATACGGATAGGCTGGCAACTAGTGTGCCTCGGAAATCCGATGCGGACATGCTGTACGGGTTAATGGTGTCTAGAAGTTTCTGATACTCGGCTGCGTCGGCATCTTTGGCTAGGTCTGCTGGGATAAGATTGTTCTCTTGTCGGACATACACGCGGAGCGGAACTGCCCCTGCGCTCATAGATTTCAATTTGATACAGGCATTAAGGAACGGCTCGTCGGCTGCGGCTCGCGCCCAATCGCGAGGACCGCTGTAATCGCCCGATTGCGCGTCGGTCATGCCAAAGAATGCCATCCATGACGCAAGGGAGTCTTTCTTGCCGTGCTGAATGTAATTCGCTGGGTTTGCGAAGTCTGGCATCTTACGGTCAGCCATCAAGTCTCCTCGTTATCTAGCGGAAGCCCGCACTTCCAGCACCATTCATCTTCGTCGTCTGGGCTTATGAATGGTACTGCACAACGGCATTGGCTTGCTTTGATTACGCGATCATACCTGTGAACGCGCGCCTTGGCGGCGGCTGCATTGCTTGGCTCACCGCCATCACCATCGCGATAGCCGCGTCCACCTTCGCTGTTGTGCTGCCCCTTGGCTTCCTGATACGCCAACCTGCATCTCCTCTAGGCACAGCAACTGCTGCCATTACATGGCGCGTAAGCGCCACATTCGTCTTTGAATCGTAGCGCAATCGGCGGGTAACAATGGCTTGGAACAGGTCTGCGGTCATAGGAACCATGCGGCTATCGGTTTGGTTTGTCTCTACCATGGCAAGCCCCTCGCCTTCCAGCATCTGGGCGGACTCTCGGAATGACCACGGGTCGTAGCAGAATGCAGGTCCCGGGCGGGTTCTCCCGTCAATCTTGACCATTGGCGCGGGGAACCGATCCTTTAAGGTAACTAGGTAGCGGCGGATTTCTTCAATGTCTACCTGCCAAGCCATGCCCATGGCGCTGTCCTTGGGGTATGGATTAACCCACACCTTAGATTCAACAATGATGTTGTCGCCCTGCTTCTGCGCGATAACAACAGCGGAAGCGTCACGGGTGATACCCACATCTATGCCCACGGCAACTGGAAGCGCGGGATCAAGGGCTACCCCCTCCTCCTCACACGCCTTCCATGCGCCCATTGGTAGCCACGATTCTTCGCCCGCATGCACCCATTGCCCTAGGTGTAGCCGTCGGAATTCGGATAGGCGGGTCGTCGGCTTAAACCGCTGCTGCTTGAGGTACTGGTCGGTAATCCATGGGGCTGGGTTGCTTTTACGCCACACCTCTGGGCTATCGGCATCCGCATCCTCTGGCGCTCCGTAGTGATACAGGAGGAAGCCGTTCTCGGCATCGCGGGCAATGCGGCGGTAATAGGGCGCGCTCTGGAACTGCTGGTCGGGAGCCGTCTCAATGACGCGATTGTAGATTTGACCAAGGATTTGGTCAGGGTCGTAGCCCGGGGTGCTAATGGCAATGGTGAGCGGCTCGTCTCGCGCGCCTGAGCCAGAGGTGAGCGCCGTGTACAACTCGCCGTCTTGATGCGCCCACAACTCGTCCACGATTACGCAGGAGGGGTTAGAGCCGTGCTGAAGCCGACCGTCGGATGCCACCACCTTGATGAAGCCGCCCCCCTGCACATCTATGTGGTACTGCTTGGGAATGAGCAGCCCGCCTAACTCTGGGTTGTTAGCAATGAACGCCCGAATCTGGCGAAAGATGACCGCCGCCTGATCCTTGGAGGCAGCAGCCACAATCGTCTGCGGCTCTTTGCCAGCGTCTCGCAGGGTCTGAAAGATTGCCAGCGCAGCAGCCAGCGTAGATTTGCCAGACTTTCTAGGGAGCAGGAGCATGGCTTCGGAATAGCGGCGCTTGCCCGTGATGGGATCGCGGCTTAGGACATCGTTCATGAAATCCCGTTGAAAGCCCTCTAGCCTCAAGGGCTGACCTGAGAACTGCCCAATGCTCTGCTTGATGAATACGCGGCAGAACTCCTCAAAGATCGGACCGTCGGTTAGGAGGCTGGGATTTCCTCCGCCTGTCTGCTCATCAGGTCGCTGATCGTCAACGCCTTCTTCAGGCGCGGGGTCTTGTTGGCTTTGTACCTCGCCTGTGACGGCGTGGCTGTTAAGCCCATTTTGCTGATTAGGTTCTGGTAGGTCTGACATGCTTGCCTCTCAATCATAGCCGCAGGATGCGCTCCCACCCCCTGCGAGGTTTGGACTGTGATCCCTTCCCGTGCGAGCATCTCGGAAGCCTGATGCCACCGCTCCCATGCGACCGCCGCCATGTGCAGCAATTGCGGCGGGATGTCTCCG